CGAAGAACTTTCGCTTCGCCATCGGTTGCAATTTCTGTGCCTTCTTCTGGTGGGTTGGCAGTTGTTCTCTCGTCTGCGATACCCGAGAGTTGAACTTCTGCCAGACCAGGGTAAGGTGCTCTGACGAATGCAACCGTTGCTGCACCAGAAGTTTTGATTTCTGCTTCGCCAACATATGCCTTGGTGATAGCAGGCTTGACCTGACCGAGGAAGTCGAAGATTGCGACGTTCTCGTAAGTAATTGTTCTGGATTCTGCTGCACTGTCGAATGCATATAGATCTCCAGATCCAGTGAATACTCTGGATCTTGGAGTTGCTGCACGACCAGCAATGTTGACATCTGCAAGCAGACTTGGTACATAAGCAACTCTTTCTGCTGCTCCAGAGAACGAGAAGATAGAACCAAAGAAAGTTTCTGCATTGGCAATTCTTTCGACTGCCTCTCCAGAAAGAGTGAATAGAACTTGTTCTCCAGTATAGTCGTATGCAACTTTCTCTTCGCTCGTAACGAAACTGAATAGGTTGCCTTCTCCAACATGAGAGAGGGTGATAACAATCTTCGCTTCGCCAGTAATGTCGTATAGACCTTCTGCTGGTAGAGCAACAGTTCTGGATTCTGCTGCACCGTTGAGTGCGAATAGAGAACCAGTTCCAACGTAAGCACGAGTAGAACGTAAGGTTGCAATACCAGATGCAGAGAATAGAAGCTGTCTCTCCAGAGGATTGACAGTAAGGGATTCTGCTGCACCAGAGAATGTACCAATGTGGATCTGACCGATATAGTCTCTTGCAGATCTTTCGACGCCAGCACCACTGATAGTTGCAGTACCTTCGCCTGCAGGAGGAACAGCGACAATATGAACTGTAACTGGTTCTGCAAATACAGCAAGCTCGACTCTCTTGACTTCCGATACTGCAGAAGCAATTGTTGCACGACCAGTGAAGGAGAAGAGTGCATCTTTCTCCAGTGGGTTGAACGTAACAGACTCGGCAGCACCAGAGAATGTACCGATGAGGACACGTACAACCTCGTCTCTTGCGACACGCTCGACTGCAGTACCACTGACAGGAATGACACCTTCGACATTCCAGTTCGGGGTGAACCTGATATCTGCTGCTTCTGGGTAGATTCTGATCTGACCAGTACCAACAAACGTATTGGTTCTTCTTTCTGCAGCGATGCCAGTAACATCGAAGAGCAGATCTTTTTCCAGAGGATTGAAGGTAGCTGCTTCTGCAGCACCAGAAAGAGTTGCAATGTTGCCATCGCCAATAAAGTCTCTTGCTCTTGTGGTAGCAGCAACACCACTAATCTTGGATAGAGTCTGTGGTTGCTCTGCAAAGGTGAGGAGTGCGCGACCTGCAGATCCTCTGAACTTGAAGAGGGAACCAAAGAAGATCTCTCTGAATGTTGCTTTCTCTTCTGCAAGACCAGTAACATTGAGATGAGCGGTGAACTCTGGAAGTCTCTTGGTAACAGACTCGGAAGTGAATCCATTGGAGAAGATGGCACCAGTTCCGAGATATGCATCGGTTTGTCTTTCGACTGCTGTGCCACTGGTGACAATGCGAACTGTTGGTTGTTCTGCAAATGTACGTAGAGGAGTAGCAATCTCTCCAGAGAGAATGACATGTGTTGTAATATCTGGAGGATTGAATCCAAATGCTTCGACTGCAGATCCACGGAAGAGAATGTCTCCTTCTCTGACTGGAGGAATCTTGAATGTGATGGATTCTGAAGTGAATCCTCCAGAGAACAGAGTACCGAATCCACCATATACATCGACAAATCTTTCGTCTGCAATACCACTGACAGGAACAACCCCGAATGGTTGTTCTGCAAATGTACGTAGAGGAGTAGCAATCTCGCCCTGAAGCTTGATCTCTGTTCCTTTGACTTGAGGTGCTGCAGCAAATCTTTCTCCTGCAACTCCACCCATGGAGAACAGAAGTTGTCTTTCCAGAGGATTGACAGTAAGGGATTCTGCTGCACCAGACAGTGCTGCGATTCGACCAAAACCAACATAACTGGGAACAAATACTTCGCCAGCCTGACCAGAGATTGTTGCAGTACCAAATGGTTGCTCTGCAAACGTGAGGATCTCTGGTTCGGTTGTTCCAGATACAGAAAGAAGAGCAAATCCAGAGTATGCAATCGTTGCCCTGACTGATCCACGACCAGTAAAGTCGAACAGAGTAAAGAATGGATCTGGACTTGCTGTTCTGGATTCTGCAGCGCCGATAAGAACAGAGAGTGAACCAGAACCATTGAAGTTCGGGATGAATCTCTCGGCAGCGTTGCCGCTGACCTTGATAAGATTTCTCTTCTCCTCTGCAACAGCAACTGCTTCGACTGCACCAGATAGTCCAAACAGTGAACCAGATCCATCGTATGCTGCAGTTGCTTTCTCTGCTGCTGTTCCAACAAAGTCAAACAGACCGAATAGATCATCTGGACTTGCAGTAACTGCTTCTGCAGCTCCTGACAACGTAGAGATAAATCCAGATCCAGCGTAGGATGGTAAGTATTTCTGACCAGCAATACCACGTAGAACGATAGTGTTCTCTTGGAATCCTGCGAATGCAACTGCAGAAGATGCTCGACCATCCAATCTGATGGTGCCGCCACCATTGAAATTGGGGGTGTAACTGGTATCGGCAAATCCAACAAAGTCAAATAGACCAGTAAGATTATCTGGACTGAAGGATACTCTTTCTGCGTAAGCAGTGCCAGTAGTTGTGAATAGAACTCCATCCCCACTGTGGACGTTGGGAAGTCGTATTGAAGCTTCGCCACCAAGTTTGAGAGTTGGTTTGTCGAGAACTGCAATATGGCGCAGATTGATGACAACCTTGACTCCACCTGAACGTCCAGAGAACTTGAACAGATGACCCATTGGGTAGATCGATCTCTCGTATTGAGGATCGATGATTGTGCCATAATCTTCTGTTGCATCTGGAAGATTGTTTGCACCAGGAAGACCAGCGAGATTAGCAGTCTCGATGAATCCATAATCAATGAAGTCTCCACCACCACTCTCGACCAGATCAAAGAGTTTGTCATCCTTGTAGTCTTCAATGACTTTGGATGCATGGTTAGCAATGACCCAAGAATCAATGACAGGTGAGGCAACGAATCCGTAATCTACATCAACGTAGAGATCGGTAGAAGATTGGTTGTAGCTGTATGTTCTTCTATCGTCAGCATTGGAGAATCCGAACAGATTTCCACGAGCAGGAGGATTGACTGCTGCACGTTCGACCAGTTGACCGAAGATGGATACGTTACCAGATCCATTCCAGTTAGGAACGAATGCAACAGCTGCAGATCCACTGACTTGTAGATGTGTTGTAATATCTGGTGGGTTAGCACCAAAGACTTCAGCAGCACCATTAACTGCATATAGAGTTCCAGTGGATTGATATCCAAAGGTACGTCTCTCGTCAGAGGATACGAAGTTGAATAGATCACCAGAACCATTGAATGTCTTGGTGACGCTATCTGCAACCTCGCCAGTAACATCGATGAATATATCAGAAGTCCACTTGGGTGGAACGCTGACGATAGTAGCGACATTAATCTTGATGTCACCAGAACCAATATGAGTACGTGTTCTGGATGTTGCTGCTTCACCTTCAACCAGGAAGTCTCCCATCGCATAGCGGGAGATGGATTCCATGATGGAACCATAATCTTCTCTAACAGTCTCGGGCGCATCTTCACCATCGAGAAGAATGAATCCGTAATTCAGATAAGATCCAGAAGTAGAACCACTTTCTACTAGATCAATAATTCTGTCGTCCTTGCGACTCTCAATGGTTTCATTAGCAATAGATTGAATCGTAATAGATTCAATTGGAGTATCTGCAACGGAACCGTAGTTACGATATTCAAAGATATCATTGGATGTACTACTGTAATGATACGCAACTGCCTCGTCAGCAGTCTCAAAGTTGAATAGAGTTCCAGATCCTTTATAATGATCGGTCTGTCTCTCAACTAATGTACCCGTGAGAGTGGCAATACCACTACCATTCCAGTTAGGCGTGAAGCTGACCCTAGCAGCGCCTGTAAGGGGTAGTAACGCCGTGGAGTCGGGATAGTCAGCACCAACCGATTCAGAAGCACCAGAGATGGCATAGAGGGCACCAGAACCATTGTATGCATATGCTCTCCTGTCTTCTGCATTGTTGAGGTTGAATAGTACGCCTTCTCCAACAAAGCTTCTTGCACGAGGTGTATCACCTTTACCACTAACTTCAATTTGGATATTAGCAATCCATCTTGGTTTGGTTCTACCACGACCTTCAACGAATGCAAATAGACTACCAGTTCCAATATGAGTACGTGTTCGAGCAGATGCTGCTTCGCCCTCAAACAAGAAGTCTCCCATTGCATAACGGGAAATAGATTCCATGATGGAACCATAATCTTCTCTGACAGTTTCTGGAGAATCCTCGCCATTGAGGAGAATGAAACCAGAATCTAGGAACTGACCGACACTAGATCCAGCAACAATTAGATCAATAATTCGTTCGTCTTTACGACTCTCAATAGTCTCATTAGCAATAGACTGGATCGTAATAGAATTGATCGGTGTATCAGCGACCGATCCATAATTGCGATAGTTGAATATCGCATTAGATGTGCTGCTGTAGTGATATGCAACTGCCTCGTTAGCAGTCTCGAAGTTGAATAGAGTTCCAGAACCTTGATAGTGATCAGTCTGTCTCTCGACTGATGCACCTGTAAGAGTTGCAACACCTGTACCATTCCAGTTAGGTGTGAAGCTGACCCCAGCAACGCCTGCAATAGGCAGCAACGCTGTAGAGTCAGGATAGTCAGCACCAACCGATTCGGAAGCACCAGAGATGGCATAGAGGGCACCTGAACCGCTGTATACATATGCTCTGCGATCTTCGCCGTTGTTGAAGCTGAATAGATTGCCTGAACCTTTGTGGAGAAGACTGAAGTTTGTCTTCGCAACACCAGAGATTCCAATCTGAACATAGGCAATCCATCTTGGTTTGGTTCTACCAATACCTTCCCCAAACGAGAACAGTACACCTGAACCAATAAAGTTGGGAGTGAATACTTGCTTGGCAGTACCACCGATTGGGAACAGACCGAATGGATAATCTGTCTGATTGGTAAGAATCTGACCCCAGTCGAGTCCGACAGTAGAGGGAGTCTGCTCACCGTCAGTGAGAATAGTACCGAAGTCTAGGAATGCACCAGAAACAGATCCAGATACAACTAGATCAATAATCCTTTCGTTTGCACGACTTTGGATTGTATCATTAGCAATCGATTGGATCGTAATCGAATCAATTGGTGATTCTGCAACCGATCCAAAATTCTCATAGGTAAAGAAATCGATGCTGGAATTGTTGTAATCCCAGACAACTTTTTCTTCTGTAGAAGAGATGCCAAATAGAGTTCCTTCACCGACATAATCATATGTCTGTTTGAAGGTGGTTGTACTGATATTAAACAGCACACCAGAACCAACCCAGTTGGGTCTGAAGCTGATACCAGCATCACCATGGACGTTGAATAGTGTCTTGCGATCTTCTGGGGATGTCTTAACAACAGCCTCACCAGCAAAGCTACCGCTGAATAAGGTGCCGAATACATTCCAGTTAGGAGCATACGCAATTTTAGTGTCACTACGAAGGGGTAGTAGTCCCTCCGTAGCAATCGCAGGTACATAATGAGTGTTGGCATTGCCAGCAACGCGCAGCGTTCCAGAAACGATGTATGGGGCATCCAGTCTGTATCTGGATCCACCGAACTCGAAGACTGTACCAGAACCAATCCAGGTCTTGATAACAGACCATGTAGTGAGAGAATGGAAGTGTGTTCTTCCCATCGTCTCGATGTTTGAAGTATCGGTAACAAGACCCCAATCGTCTTGTGCTACTGCCTCTACTTCTAAAATGCTACCATAATCAAATTGACTGACGACTCCGCCGTCTTCTGTCAGGTTGATTATTTGATCATCTTTATAGTCTTGAATGATTTTGTTTGCATGGTCTGCAATTACCCAGTATGCTAGACCTATTGAACCAAAATCTAATTTAATAAACTCGTTTAGTACCGACGCTGTATAGCTGTAAGAAATTACCCCCAGTGCTTCGTAAGCAACAAACTGGGGAACTCTTCCAGTACCAGTGTAGGAGAATACCATTAACTACGGTCAAGTTAAAAAAATAGGGGGACCACCGAAGCAGTACCCCCATAATATAGAACTCAATTTGAGTATATCAGTCGAGGCTGACGTTCAGGGTGACTTTGATTTGGTCACCAGCATTTTGAATCGCGTATGGACCATTCGTGAATCTTTCAGCGAAGAAGATTGCGCTGTAAAGAGTTAGTGAACCAGTGCCGTTTAGTGCCTTGGTTGTAGTGAAGGTGTTAGCATCAATTACATCGAATACGGTGTAGGTGCTAGCAGTTGTGGTGCTGTTACCAGTACCCTGGTCAATGTAGACGGCATCGCCTTTGACGAGACCGTGACCAGTTGCAGTTACCTTACTGAAGTCAAATTCAACTTCGTCATTGCTGTTAGACGGCTGAATGTTATCAATCAGTGCGTTGTTCAGATAAACAGTGACTGTTCCGTCTGTCAAAGAACCATCAACGTATACCTGATGATCGATACCAGTGATGATAGTTGCAGCGTCGATGCCATTAGGAGCACCGCCAACAACACCAGCAGTACCAGTCTGTGAGACTGACATGCCGACAGTTAGATCTTCACCGACTTCTGCTTGGAATACACCGTTGCCAGAAGCAGCACCAGTGAGTGCCTTGTCTAGATAAACAGTGGTTCCTGCGATACCAGCAATTCTTGCGCCAGTAGCAATACCAGTACCAGTTAGTCTCTGACCAACTGCAAGACCTGCAGTAGAACCAACAGTTACGGAGAACTCGCCAGAAGTACCAGTGATGGTAGTGGTGTTAGAAACAGCAGCAAGAACGAAATAGTCATTGCCGATAGTACCACGGATACCAGTCTTACTGATAGTTGTTCCAGCGGCTGCAGTGCCTGCATCGAGAACACCGTGAATGGTGGTAGGCATGTTGTTAGCACGAACAAGCATGTAACCATAAACATCACCAGCAGCACCATCAAACGTGAAGGTTTGCTCGGGGTAAGAAGCAGTCGTTCTGCCAGCACCAAAATCTAGGTTTTGGTTGGAGAATGTACCAGTGTTCTTGACGCTCAATAGGAGAGTTAGACCGTCGATATCGACGACATATGCACCAGTACCAACGTCGCCGCCAGTTACGTAGTCGCCTTTTTTAATACCAGTATTTGAAGCAACGGTGACTGTGTACTCGTCAGTAGTACCAGAACCAGCGACAGCAGCAACTGCAGCAGCTTGTAGGGTCTCGATTGTCCAACGAGTTCCGTTCAGCAGAATTCCATACTGGTTAGAATAATCCTGATCAGTTCTATTATTTTCAACTTGATGATACCCTGTGGTGGGTCCAGAACCATAACCCAACGTATTGTTGTTGGTGTAGGGCTCGTAATATCTTGTTTGTGAAGGCGTGTCGCTTTCAGCTGGATATGTATTTGTTGTGAACAACTTCAGAATTAAGTTTCTAGGAATCTCCTGATTGTAATTCAGTAGATTACGTAGAGAATCAATTTCACCGTTGTCGGTTACTAGCAGTGCCATGTAAACTCTCCGTGTTTATCTCTCGATTTATTGTTATTTATATCGTATACTATTTATAGTTTCAATTTCAATGAGACCATGCATCGCGAGATGTTGATCGAATAATTCACTTTGAATTGAAATATATCTCCTGCATTCACGGTAGTGTTCCAGGTAGACAGGCTGTCATCTTTATTTTTTCTAGCCGTGCTACTATTTATGATTCCTAATGTAGGACGTTCAGTACCGCAAATAGATTGGAAATTGGGGAAATCATTAAAACTGCATTTCTCAATATCAACCTCAATATTACCTTCGCTATCAGCAAGGATAGTCCAGGATTCGATAATTCCAGTAACATCAACTGTCATGGTTCCTTTAGGACCATTCCCCATAGGAAAGGAACCACTGTCTATGACATAGTTAAGAGTTCTGGTTAGATCTGCTGTAGTAGCATATGCCACTCCAAAGAACTGTACACCTGCAGTTGGTGGTGTACTGAAAACAATCTGATCGTTGGAAACAATGTAATCAACTCCAGGTGATAAAACAACATCACCTACAGAAATCATTATCTGTTCTTCATTCAATGGAGTATACGCTTCTCCGTTGACGATTAGATTGAATGTATCTTGAGTTCCATCAAATTGAGATGCCAGTGATTCAATCAGAAGATTAGAATTCTGTACTGACTTTGATGGAATCTGGTAGTTTACGTCAAGCTTATGCTGCGCTGGTAATTGCTTGCCAACACGATATGCATTGTTTCCAACCCTGACGTTATACTGTGCCATCAGGAAACTCCAGGACTTACTTCTGCGTTGCCCATAATCACTCTAGTTTTATAATCATTAGGATCAATGAGAATAATGTCATAGACATATCTTCTACGATCTAATGCTAGAGTTTCAGTATCTGTTAATGTAAGGGCAATTTCTCCTGTAGTTCTATTGACAAAATCTAAACTAAATGGAACCGAAGTTGTTGCAGAATAACTTTTTTTCATGACAGCAGAACCAGTGTACCCTGACATGTTTAGCGGGGTGCCATCTTTATTAGTGATGAAAAAGGTGACTGCAAAGTCTGCTCCTTTATCAATCAGTATGTTGACTGGTATCGCTGCCATCTGTACCCTTTTCTAGTATGTTAAGTGCTTCTAACCCGCCTTCTAGTTTAGTGCGATATTCACGCAACTTGACAAGTTCTTCCTCACCTCGCCTAATTTTAAGATCGTAATCAGCAAACTGTTTTTCAAATTCAGCTCGCAATTGTGTATTATCCATCAAAATATAACAAGTATTTTTATTTATGTCATATCAGGTAGGTCCATGCGATGACGACCTACAGCACTATTCACTCTTGGATACATCCCACCTGCAACTGGTCTTTTGCTATTATGTTTGATTCTGTGTACAAATGGATGACTGTCTTGATCTTGTGGATCAAAGTATGCTCGTAGATGTGTAGTGCCTGTTAATTCTGTATATGTAAAACCACCATTACCATTATTGCCACTAGAAATAACACAGTTTCCAAAAGAAATTTCATTAGATAAAGATGCGCCAGATGCACTAGGTGCATTCGACCAATTAAATCCGACGCCACCCGATGCTATACCTCTACATTTATTTGATGCTTTTGATAATAGTATTGATTTAGTCTGATCAGGAGTTGGCCAAGCATTGTTATACCAGAAGTATTCTTCCATGACTAGTGCTGCCTTTCCCACCACAGTTGGAGTAGCACAACTTGTACCAGAGAACATTCCCCACTTATAAGTTCCATATGTGGAACTAGGATACGAAGTCCATGTGTTAGCACCAAGACCTACAATATCAATTCCTGGTCCTCTATTTGAATATCCATCTAAACCAGGATAGTCTTGTGAGTTATAACCAGCAGCAACATCAATATTACTCTCTACACCATGTGGACCATATGATATAAATGGATACCATGTGGTTGTACTGGATGTGCTTTCCGAGTTAGAACTACCATAAACAATGTTGATAATAGAGTAATTTGTACCAGCATCAATATCTATACTTGTAGCAGTTTTAGTATTCTCTTTGTTAAAAGTTCCGCCGTTATTACCAGCTGCATTAATACAAACAATGCCATTACTCCAAGCACTGTCTAATGCAGATTTTAAAGAACTATAATCAAATTGTGATGGCATCACAACCATCCAAGAATAACTTGTAGTTGTTGGATTATATACTTTGAAGGGTATAATGTTTTCTTTTACAAATTCAGAAAAGTCTGATCCCCAAGTTCCTGGTCTACTTACCGTTGTTCCATCTGCTTTATTAATTTGGGATACACTGTCAATAGGAATTGCATGTCTTCTATCACGTAAGTATTGATACTCTGCAATTAGAATAGTTGGGTTAGGAACACCTGTCTCTGGATTATTTGGTTTTGCGTTATGCCAATCAATAGCAGCTTGAATACACTCTGTAGGGCTGTCACCCGATACCAAATACATTGCATAAAGATTTGCTTTCTTTGCAAATCCACAAATAGTTCCACCAGCAGCACTCAATACACCCATGCCATGATTAGTTAATCCACTGTTACCGCCTTCGTTAGTTGTAACTTGGTTATTAGCATCTGCTTCTAGATCAGGCCAATCCATTGGAATGAATCTAGATGATGTTCTAGTCGTCCAAGTAACAGTACCATTATCAGTACCTGCGTTATCTACGCTACCATCGGTGATGTTGCTGCCACCATCAGCATCTCTGATCATAAATGGGTGACTAGAAGCAGTTACATTAAAGATTAAAACATCTCCTTCCTGGATAGAAATAGGTGGATTGCTTCCATTGATAGCACCATTTCTATCATTACCAACTAAAGTATAAATTCCACTTCCACCAAAACTTACAGTAAAAGTGTAGGTATTTCTAGTCCCATCAGCAGGATCTACTGTGATGGTATTCTTCATATTTGAGTGTGCTTGACACTGATACCAATATGGATCTACTCTTGCATGAGAGTCATCTTCAGAAGATAACTTTTGAAAATCTGGATGTGTATCATGTGTGCCTGTATTACTTGCCCAATCTCCACCACTACCAGATTCTAGAGTAACGATGTCAACATGCTTTCCAGTCCATCTAGACTTATATGTGTATGCCCCTTGAGTAGAGAAACTATCATCATCTCTTCCTACAGTAAAAACCTCTCCACCACCGTCTAATGGTACAAGTTGATTACTGTCATAAAGAAATTGTACAGGAGCGTTGTCTTCCCCATTGCCAGTAGGAGATCTATAAGAAGAACTTGTACTAGATGTATACCACTTCGTCATCTCCTCTACTGATGGAGCAGTGGAAGCCTCAAAATCTTCTGGAATTTCTGTTGCCTGAACCACACTAGAATGTGAACGGAATGTTGTTACATAATCCTCTTCAACATTCATGACGATTAGCTTGGGCATACTGCCCAGCATATTCCACCAATCCGCTTCGGTCTCGGCATTAAAACTATCTACGAATCCTTGCTTGTCAGTTCCTTCTACAAGAATTACATCCAATAATACCTTCGCCATTTTATGCCTCTAGTTGTGTTACCGTTAGCTCTACGTCGATACCTTGTGTGGATCCACTTTTATTTACAACTTTCAAGTATACGTTTGTAGTTGGAGTGGCATCATCGTTATATCCAATAAATGCTGGAGTAAACAATACAGTTTCAGCAGATGATTGTGTAATTACTTCTGCAATTACTCCACTGCCAGGAGCAGGATCTTGTGTGATTACTCTACTAGCATCGGCAGTTCTGGTAGCAGAACTAACATACAAAGTTACCCATGCTGGTTGAGATACTTCAACTTTATATAATGCATATCCTTTGTATGCAGTAATAGTAATATTTTCTGATGTACCATCGGAATGAGAACCACTAGTGGAAGCATTGAAAGTTTGTCTACTTCCTAGACTAGTGCCTCCGCCACCGCCACCACCGCCGCCAGCGGCAGTGATGACACCATTAGCATCAATGTTAACTGTAGAACCATCTACCTTAACACCACCCAATACTGTGGTACTTGCTGTGGGTAATTGGAATGTATCCAGGGTTCCGCCACTGGATCTCCAGCTGGTTCCATTCCAGATCCAGGTTAACCCACCATCGGTATGTGTGAATGAACCGTCTGTGGGTTGTCCAGCGGTATCTGGGAATAAGATTGCCATTGCTTAAGATCTCTCCGTTTAGTTATTTATTTCAAATTTCAGTAACAAATAACTGACTTGTTTCTGCTACAGTTCTAGTACCAGAAACATTCAGTGTTAGAGATAATTGATAAGTGACATTATCTCCAGTGTTTAATCCATGCAAATCGATAAAGTCAAATGCAATTGGAATGATACCAGTTACAGATGGATCAGGACACTTAACTGTACAAATATCAGTAGTAGTTGCTCCCACAACTCTTTGCAAAATAACAGTACCATTAGTATTATTAGATCCTGTTACAGATCCTAATAGAACACTAATTCTATTTTTAGTGAATGTACTAACTTGAATAGTTACATTAAAGATGCCGTTAGTATCTTCAAAGATAGGATCAGAGGGGGAGTCTGCAGATAGACTTCCCGTGTTGTTTACAAAAGCAGAATTAGGAGCACTAATCTTGAGTGGGGGAGATGCATCAACCCATGCTGCAGGATTAGATCCATTATCATAGTAGACTTTCAAGCGACCTGAATCACTCTCCCACCACATATCTCCACTGGTGGCTCCAGACGGTGGATTGTCGCTTACTTCGACATTTGCTCCGCCACCTTCGCCCCAAACCAATTGTCCAGAACCATCAGTTTGTAGAGATTGACCTGCACTTCCATCAGACGTTACAAACTTAACAACACCATTTAATCTTCCTAAATTATCAACAGTGAATGTAGAGTTACCACCAGATTTTAGAGTTAGACCACCATTTGTTGGTGAGTGGTTGATAATAATTTCGCCATCAGCATTTGCTCTGACGCCATAGTCATTAGATAGAGAAGTATCAATAGTACCAACTCTAAAGTCTGCTGTAGCAATAATATTATTTCCAGTCAGAGACAGGTTTGTTGACCCTGTTTGTGATGTAAATGTATCGGATTTTACTATACCAAAAGATGCAGTTTGTACAGATGAAGCACCTCTAGATAGTACATTATCTAAAGTAGAAGTTTCTGTATAAGCAGTCAGATATCCTGCAGCACCATGATCACCCCAACCGTATGCAGTATCCCAAGAAGTATTGTTATAGTTAAGAGGAGTTATAGTTCTAGTAGTCTGTCCTAAAGTAAGAGTAATAGAATCTTGAGGACCAAGATTAGTGATATTGAGATCGTTAACAAAATTTTGATTTACTCTCGTGTCAATAGCAGCATTTGCTCTGTCATCTGTGTAGTAAAGGTTAGTACCTTCCAGAACAGAACTTGTGGAAAACTCATTGAATGCTAGATCAATTGTTAGAGATCCGTTGGCATCATCATAAGTAACGGATGTTCCGATACCACCTTGCAATAGAGCAGCAACTCTATCGTCTACCTTTTCATCGAAACTGACATCAATATCATTAACATCAGAAGCAAGGGAGTTAATCTCTTGCCTCTG